CCTAGATTGTAAGATAAATCAAAGTCTTCAATTACCTTACGAGCTTCTATCTTATATCGGCTTCCTATGTAGTAGCTAGGGATTCTATTGTCTTTCATTTAGCCTATCGTTTTCTAGTCCTCCTGTTCTTGTAACTACTTTATCCATTTTCCAAAGTAATTTTTCTTTAGATTTTCTTTTTATTCTACCTTCTATTATTGTCAAAATAATAACTATAAAAAAGAAAGTTGCTGTTATGATTCCTAGTATTGTAAATATCATCATTTCGTTAAAAGTTTTAAAAGCTGGGAGCTTGTATATATTCTATCATCACCATCATAATTTTCATATATCATTGTAAAGTTATCATCCTTCCAAGTCCAAAGACTTCTTACATTCTTTTTGATATTGTCTTTCAATATCCATTTAATTGTTTTGTATGTTCTTTCTAGTTCGGCCATATTACTATTATATTCATTATTACTATTTTAGCATTAAAGTTATATGCAGCCCTTCTTGTTCATCTCCTGCATCTGATATTATTATCTCCATTTCTTTTAGTTTGTATTAGGGAGGTAACCACACCCCCCTTATACTACACAGGTCTGAAAAATTAAAGCTCTTAGGTCTTACCCTTTATTTATTAATTATTTCCTGAGTATTCTTTATATATCTTTTTTATTCCATCAAAACAAGCTGCTATACAAGAGCCACAATTAGTTCCCGTTGAGTAGTTTGTGTTATGTAATGTATTGTATATCTCAATCATCTTCTTCTTAGCTGCTTGGTCTTTAGCCCTTCCTGTTTTTAAGTCAGGCCATAAACCAATTATCTCTGCTATTATTTCTTCAGGTATATCTGTACTAACTTCTACCTCTGTAGTTTTACTCCAATACTTCTGTGGACAAGATTGAGAAGAAATTCTAGATTTAATTTTCATAAAACATTTACAAACGGTGCAATTTCCTAGAACGCTTGAATAGTAAACGCAACTTTTACAGATTGACATTCTATCTTCATATATTTCTTTAGGTACAAAGAACTTATTCATTAAGCTTATATTTTAATTGTACTCTTACTTTATCTATTGTTGTAAATAAGCTATTCCTACTTATTCCTGTCTTACTAGCTAAGCTATCTAATGTGTTTCCCTCATAGTAATATAACTCAAAGACTTTCTTATCATACCAAGTAAAGCCGTCTAAAGCTACATCTATCTTTTCTAGGCTAGTCCATACATAGTCGTCAGATAATTCGTTAGGTAAGTTATAAAGGTGCTTAGATGGTATTGTTTCACCTGAGTCCATTTCATCATAAGTAACTGCACTTGTTAAACTGTCTATATGCGTGTAATACTTCTTGTATTTATAATAGTAATTACTTCGTGGACTTGTCAAGGCTCTTCTTAATGCTACTGCTCCATATCTTGTTACACCATCTATTCCATCTTTGTCGTATATAGCTTTGAGTGTTTCTTGATTCATACTTAGAAAGTAAAGCATAAGTTCCTGTACTGATTCACATACTTCATTTTCATCAGAGGTTAATCCGTAAGCCATAGTCCTAAACTTATCAGATAACTTTGATATTTCTTTGTATATCTCAGTCATTAATTGGTTCTATCTTGTCAATATTATCTACAGTGTCTTGCACTAATTCATCAAGAACTACTCTGTAAGCCCTAACTACTGCTGCATTACCTTTAGTTTCTACACCTGCAAAAAAACCATTAGTTGCTACTGATAAATTAATAGGTATTATCATTAACCAATCCCAAAAGTTTTCCTCCTTAGTTCCAGCTCCATAGTTATTATGATATTCAATTATAATTTCAACAACTTCTAAATAATTATTGTATCTGCTTTTTGTGCTGACTTCTTTTGCAAACTCTTTACACATTGTAATATAAGTGTTTACTATTACTTTGTGTTTATCATTTGCGTAAATCGGTTCTGTCATACGCCAAAGATACTTAAATAGTTACGCAATTCCTTTTTCTTCTTTTAAGTTTTCAACAAGGTTTTTGTAATAACTTATTTGTTCTTCATAATCTACTCTTGAAACTTTATGAATAGTCCTAGATAAAAACTCTAGTTCTTCTGCTGTACCCTTTCCATACTTTGCATCTAAGTTTATTCCGAACTTAAACTGCTCACCTTGTCTAAACATATTACAAGCAATACATTGAACTTGACAATTTTCTTCATCAAATCTTGTTGCTGTATGTTTACGACTTTGAAAATGTCCGTTCTGCATTCCGTCTTTATATCCTCTGACTATTCCACAAGTAAAGCATTGAACCATTCCATACTCGTTTGCATCTCTGAGTCTTATGTAAAGGCTAAACCACTTATCAAGTTCTTTCTTTAACTTGCTAATTGTTTTTTTCATTAACTTTTTTTATAATATAATATCGGATTACTATTTCCTTTTCCTGTTATTTCAGGTATTCCTTCTCCTTTTATTCTTTGCTTAACATAGTGCTTTACTTTTTGTACTGCTGAAATTCTATGACCTATTCTTATACACATTCTACCATCAGTATTTTTAGCTTCATCTACCTGAAGTTCTGCTTTCATTACTTCAAGTAAATCTACTACTTTATTCAAAAATTCTTTATCTGTTTTCATATCCTAAATCTTTACGCCATTTATCCTGTAATACTCCTTGTCTTAATTTATACTTCTCTCCTCTGTATTTAGGTTCTTCTTCCTGAAGCTTTGCCCTAGCTCTTTTAATGCTTGGAGCTGAGGTTAATTTACTACAGGCATAAACCACTAAGAACTGACTTACTTCAAAACCTTTTTCAATTAATTCTTCAGACCAAATATTAGCACTAAGTCTATTATCATCATCTCTTAGACTTGGATATTTATTAAGCCAATACTTTACTTTTTCTTTTGTCTTCATATCATCTGTGTGGTTTTGTTATGTGTACTTCTTCAATTCCTGATGTGTTTTTACGATTAGAATACATATAAGTTTGCCTAAATCCAAACATCATTTTGAAAGTTCCTGTCTTTTCAGGGTCGTACAATTTTTCTTTTTTCATTTTAATAATTTTGTAATAGGTTCTTGATAATAAGGTGTCTTTTCTTTTGGCTGTCCTAATGTCCTTACTTGATAGGTTGCATCATCAATTATTTTCTTATGAGCATAAACAAATTTATAAAAGGTTCTGATGTTTAAGAATGGTTCGTCCTTTCCAAACCTAACGCCAATATGAAAAGCATCTACTATTTGATTCCAAGACATATTACCAAATCTTTTCTCTTGTATTAAGTCTGATGCAAATATCTTACTTAGACTTGCAAGAGTTTGTGCATCTGACCTGTGTCCTATCTCTACTGCTGTCTTAGCTAATAAGTCTAAAACCTTTTCAGTAAGTGATTTAATTTCTTCTTGTTTTAATGGTATCATAATAATTCTTTTGCTTTTTGCCATTCATTAATTTGAGCGTCTAACTTACTCATTGTTTTTAAATTTGCTTTAGGCTTATCCCATTTCTTTTGATTAGCTGCCCAAGTCTTTAATCTTAACGCTGTTTTCCAAGTTTTGTTTAATTCAAATTTCATCTTTGTATTTGACTTATTTGGTTCTGTCCAATAATCTATAAAGCCGTTTAAAATACTTTCATCATATTCAAAAGTTAAAACCTCAAAAACAAAATCATTTCTTCTATTAGATATATTATTAGTTATTTTTATTTCTTTATTCTTATTAATAGTTGTGCTTTTTTTATCGGACAAGTTGTTTAAAATTTGAAGGACTTGTAATTCGTTTATTTTAAAGTATTGTTTTGCAGGTATTCCCATACGCTTAGTTTCTATTATTTTTAACTTTCTAAGCGTTTTAAGACACTTTCTTTGATGATATGAGTTAAGCGTAGTGTCAGCTTCTATATTAGCTTCAGTATTAAAAAACCAACCATCAGTCATACCTTTTGAAATAAAGTAATCTTCTTTTGATATTAGGTCAGCAAGTAGGACTGCTTCTTTTAATCCTACCTGCCTTGCTAATTCTTTGTTTAATACTATAAATGCTGAACTGCTTAGTAAGTGCTTCATAGAGTAATTATCTCAATTTCATATTTGAAGTTCTGGAGTGCTAACTTAACATTTTCTAATTGATTATAGAAGTTCCTGTAAGAAACTTTAATGTCAGTACCTACTTTACCTGATTGAATCCTTATAATTACTTGTTCCTTTTCACTATTAAAAACATTATTTTTTCTTAAATAATCTTTAAGCTGCTGCAAGTCAAAGAAGGATTTTTTAGAATCTTCAATAATTTGAAAAGCATTAAAGACTTTGTTAAATGTATCTCGATATTTAGGGAAGGTAGAATAGTTATGCTTGTGGTTCTTTTCATAATGATAGATTAATGTCCTATCTCTATTAATTACCTTTGCAATAGTTGAATGTGGTATTTCATATTCTATCCTAGCTATAACACTTGCTATTGACCTTGCTACTTGGAGTTCTTGTACTCTACTTTTGTAGCCTAGAGAACCCTTACGCAATCCTAACAGTGATGTTGTCAGGTTGCATAAGTTTTTAAAGTTATCTTCTTGTGTCATATTAGAATGGTAAATCGTCAGATTCAACTACTGAATTTTCTATATTACTTGTATTTGTTGTAAAATGATATCCGTCTATATTATGGTAATACTTTCCTTTGTATTCTCTTGAATAAACATTACAAAGTATTTTCACTTCCATTCCAACTTCTAGCTTATCCATTAAAGACAATTTATCACCAAAAGCACTAACAGCTACTTCATTATTAAATTCACCTCCTGTATCTATTATACAAGTTTGTTTTTGCCAAGCTTTTTCTGACTTACTAATTCCAGATTCTACTGCTAACTTCTTTACTAATTTTCCTTTTACTTCCATTTTTATTTATTTATTAAGTTAATTATTGTTTTTTAAAGCTTTCTGATTCATCTTCTCCAAATACTCCTAATTCATAGAAGCCAGTTAATTTAAGTACTGCCCTTGACATAGCCCTTTTTTCTGCCATCTCCATTACGTAAAACGTGTTACAGTTACCATCTTTAAAACCTTGACCTTTTAAAGCTGAACCAAATGTTTGTATAAATGCTTCTCCTTTTGTTGCATTAGCTTTAACTACACAAAAGTCCTTTTCGCAATTGATAACATCATAGTCAATAGTTATACCTTCTAAAGCCTGTATCTTATCTATGCCAGAGCGTGTAATGATTAAAAAATGTTGATGTTTAAATATATCGTCTTTAGTAAGTCCATACTTGATATATTTCTCTTTTAAAATTTCTGTTTTCATTTCTATTTATTTTTGTTTATAATTCTGTGTAAAGTTAAAAATTTATTTTTCTTTTATGTATTTACTTAATTTTTCTTTAATGTATTCTAGGTTATCAGTATCTATCCATTCTAAGAAGTTATAAGAATCAAAGCAGATTTGAAAGTCGTTTCCGTATTCATCTGTTCCTCTTAAATAAACTTCGTTTTCGTGTGCTTGGAATGTATTAATATCATTCATTCTTTTATGTATTAATTCATTTTTTTCTTCAATCAAATCCATTTGTCTTTGTCTTTCGTGAAATTTTTTGATTTCTTTATCAGCTTCTTTATCTGTATAATCTTTTTGTATTTCTATTGGCATTATCTTGTTCTTAAAATTAATGCTTTTCTACCCTTTTGGTTGTAAAGCTTGTTGTATATTTTTAACTTATCTATTACTGCTTGATTTTGTTCTTCTGTTATTTCTAATATGTCATTCCAGTAAGAGCCTTTAGGTTCTACTTTAAAATTATATACTTCATCAAGAATAAGTCTATTTTTCTTTTTGTATTCAACACTTGCTAAGTCAAGTTGCTCTTGAGTTCCATAAATCCTTATTGACCTTTCATCTCCAACTAAGTCATTATCCATTGTAAATAGCCTACTATTCCATTTTGAATCTGTTGAATATCCATCTGACTTATAAAAGAAATCTTGACAAATTAAATTCAAAGTATTGTATTCTATATATTCTGCGTCTTGTATTGTCATCTTAAAATCTTTTTGAATTATCCTGCGAGTTATAGTATGCAGATTTTACTTTAATATATAAATCTCTAACGACTTGAAATTTTAATATATTTAAACCATACTCAGTTAAAACTGTATTGTCAGGTAAAAGTATAGGTTGGTTAGCTTGAACATCTAATAAGCTAATAATAGCTTCTTGCTTTGTTGTTGCTTCTTTCATTTTAAATTTCATTATCTTACATTAAAAAAAAGTTCTAAAAGCGTAATAGACGCTAGTAGTATATATAAGCAGCCAAAAAGTCCTGCTATTCCTAAAAGTGTTTGTAGTATATTTTTCATAATATTTATCTTAATTAATATGAAGCAAAGATATAAAAATATAACGATATTAACAGAATGATAAACAAAGTTATTAACAATTCAGGTGTTTACATCTAGGACAAACGTTATAGCTTGTCTAGTGTATTACCATTAAAAAGAAAAGAAAGTGCCTAAAACGGCAAAGGGGTATGCCTATAAAGGCATTAAAAGATTGATTGGTAGAGTTCCATTGTTCAATACTACACTACAACCGATTGCTTGTTTCTTAAAGTTCTTAGCGTATGCTGCTGCGTATGTTGTAGAATCTACTCCACAACCAACTTGCATTCCAAATACTTTAAAGCGTTTACCTACGAACCATTGAACGTAAGCTAGTGTATGAGTATGACCGCAAACTGATGACATTAGATTGTTCTTAGCCTTGGCTGCTGCTTGACCTCCTTCTCCGTGTTCATAAAGTACGTCATCATATATAACAGATTCTAGCCAATTCCAATTAGGAGTTCCTAATACTTCATTGTAAGACCTTATCCAAGCAGCAGGAATACCTCCTGACATAGCCTTACGACTAGCCATTCTATCGTGATTACCTATCATAACATCTGCGTAAGGGAAAGCTTCAGACCACTTAGCTATCTTCTTAATAGCAGTTTCAAGCTCTAAGCCTGATGACATTCCATCAGGGTCTGGTTCGTGGTAGCTAAAGCCGTGAGCATCAATAATATCCCCTATGAAGATAACTTGATTACAATTATGGACTTTGTATTGTTCTTTGCACCATTCAAGGTAGCCGTCTAAACAGAAAGGTTCGTGGAGGTCGCCAATGACTAGAATATTTCTAACCTCTGACTTTCTCATTTCCTGAATAACGGCTATCTCGTTAGGCTTTAATCTGTATCGGTTATTTCTTTCCACTATCCGCTATTCCTTGTCCGACAACTAGTGTCAAGGCTGCATAGAATAAGTTTTTAGCTGTTTCTTCATCTACTCCTAAATAAGTAACAATAAGAGGAACTACAATAGAAGCTACTGCGTACCAGAATTTCTTAGATTTAAACATTGTTGTGATTAAGAATTTTTTCATTTTATTTATTTTTGATTATTAAATTAATATTTTCACCTCCCAAATGTATTACTTCTTTGATTAATAAGTCCATAGCTAATGTAGAGTTACTAACAAAGTCCTGTTGGCTTCCTAGTCCTACTAGTATGCATCCTCTTGTATCTTTAGGGTAATTACCTCTATGAAAAAGGACATAAGTTCTATTCTCTACATCTTCTACAAGTAAATGTAAATAGTTCCTTGTTGCTGATTCTCTTGGTAATCTAAGTCTTACTTTGTATTCACCTCTTGGAATACAGCTTACATTTTTCTTATTATTTTTCCAAGGGTTTTCAAGAGTGTCGCACATCCTTTCACCGTTTAAAAAGAGTTCACCAATTACTGAGTTTTCTGTAAAAGTATCTCTAATTAATAAAATGTTAATTTTTTTTTTGTTCTTCAAATTTTATAAATTTGTAAACCGTATAGGATATTGCTAAAATTAAAGAAACTAGTGTTAGTAATTCATTACACTCAGTTATACTAAATGCTATAGCTGTACTATTTGCTAGTCCTACTTGTAGACTGTCTTGTACTTCTTTCATTTGTTTTGGGTTTTTTATCCAAGTAGGATTTTAGCTTAGTAATATTTATAAGTTTCGGCTTGTAGTTTTTCTTCATTAATCAGATGAGCTTAAAAAGTTCTGTAAAGTAAGTCTAGTGCCTTGGTTTTGTGGTCTTTCTAGGTTCATTCCATTATAGTATGCATTTCTATCAGGGTCTACATCAGAACCTGAGTTCGTACTGTATTCAGGAAATAAAGAGTTATTATTACAGATGTAATCTATCATTCTTTCTGTATAGTATTCGGCTGTATTTCTAACTTCTTCCCTTAGGTGCTGTGCTTCTTCTGTACTTAATGCTGTTCCTGTTTCAGATGTCTTACTGTATATGTTGCCATTCTCCACCTTAAAACGTAAAAACGGGATGCAGTGATATAATGCCCAGTTAGGAAGCATATCTCCAATGTAGTCATCTAGTAAAGTTTTGTATGCTGCATTTACTGGAAGGTCTACAGTTCCTGCAATTATTAAATCTTTAAGCTTTTGATTTAAGTCTGTACCTAGCTTTGTTTCAACGTAAAGCTTTTGACTTTGACGTAAATACGGTAAAAGTAAGTCACTTGAAACATTAAGGTTTATTGCTGTAGAGTCAGTTAATTTAGCCTCTGATATAAATAGTACATAGCTCATAATTATCTTGGTTTGTTGTATCCGTTATTTTTCATTCTTTGCGGTGCTATCGCTACTAGCTTATCATTTTTTTCAGCAGTAAACCCCTCAGACCTAGCTTTAGTGTATCCTATCAATTGTTTGCTTGATATTTTACTTTTAGCT